CCGAATATTAAATATGGCAACTACCCGTAATAGTGGTGATAGAACTGGGGGCAATAATCTAAAAAAAACTTACACTGGTACAAAAACCAGCACTGATCATGCTGCAATATATACAGGAAAAATTCACAAAAATTCTGATGTAATTTCAGATTTTGCAGTTCTCTGTTCTGATGGTGAGCACTTCTTTTCCATGGATAAAGATGGACAGAGACCTGGGTGGACAACCTTCATGGGTCCTGGATGTTTTCAAGTTGAGTGTGGGAGTAATAGGGAGAAAACTCAAGATGCTGTGATGATTAATGCCAAGAATGGCAATATTGACATTATAGCAACTAATGGTAAAATAAGATTACAAGCAAATGACATTGAGTTAGTTGCTGTCGGTGAAGATACTGCAGAAGGTAACATCACAATGAAAGCCTCTGAAAATATCACTGGTGACGCAAAGAAAATTATTATGAACTCAGTAAATAATACTAAGATGATGTCATCTGGTATTT